AAACTCCAATTTGATTTTTTGATAAATAGTTTACGACCAAGGAAAAGATACACCCCTTGGCTGAAGGCGAAGAAATTAAAGAATCTAGAGTATGTTAAAGAGTTTTATGGATACAATAATGAGAAGGCAAAGACCGCTCTTGATATACTAAATGATGAACAGATTTCTGCCATAAAAACAAGATTAAATAAAGGTGGAAGAGATGGAAGAAATTAATTGGACACAGGAGCATATGCTAGAAGTTGGGTTGAAAGAACCTGACGATTTTTTGAAGGTACGGGAGACTCTATCTCGTATCGGTGTTGCTTCCCGAAAAGAACGAAAACTATATCAGTCTTGCCACATATTACATAAGCAAGGACGATATTATATTGTGCATTTCAAAGAGCTATTTGCTCTTGATGGAAAGAAAACCAATCTGTCTGAAAATGATATTGCAAGACGAAACACAATTGCAAATCTATTGAAGGATTGGGGTTTGATTAATATAATTGGAGAGGTAACAGATGTAGCGCCATTGAGTCAAATCAAGGTTCTTTCGTTTAGTGAAAAGAGTGAATGGACATTAGAAACCAAGTATAACATAGGTAAGAAAAAAGAGGCCTAATGGAAAAGTTCAAGTCTTTCATTACAGAAGCAAAGGATGAACCGTATAAAATAGTTGTTCTTAGTCATCAACTTGCTGGTGTAAGAGATACAAAAGATGATCCAGATTTAAGTGGAACAGCTTTGTTGGTTAATTTTGGTAAGAAATTAGGTCTTGAAATATTTCAAGCAGATTTTGTTGGTGCATACACTAGAAAGATTTCTGGTAAACGTCTTTTATATTCTTTTCCTTTTGATGATGATGGATTAGTTCAATTGCCGGACCCAAAAGAAGGGAAAGTAAAATATCAAAAGCCATATGAATGTAATCCAGAAGATACCCTTATTTTTCCAAGAGGTTTGGGTACTTTAGGATTTACAAGTAGTCGTGCTTGGTATGACATGATTAAACAATTTGAATATGATGGTTTCACAATTATACCGTCATTAGAATGTTATGATAATTCCACTAGTAAATATCTTAGTTATATACTGTTTACAAATAATAATGTTGCAACTCCTAAAACTGTTCAAATAGCACATTCAGAAGATTCGGAGAGAGCTTTCAAGGAATTGAATACTAAGTTCCCTATCATATTAAAATCATCAACTGGTACTCAAACAGGTGTAGGGGTTGTTGTTATAGAGAGTATGAGATCATTACATGCTGCTGTGCAAATGATCTTACTTTATAATAAATATCTTCCTATCATTATTCAAGAATATATTGAAACCGATTATGATATAAGAGTAGCTGTTTGCAATGGTGAAATTATTGGTGCGATGAAACGTAAAGTTATAGTGGGTGATGTAAGGAGCAATGTTTCCTTGGGTGATGATGCTGAGGAAATGGAACTCACAGAGTTGGAGAAATTTGAATGAATAAGAATTGCCGAGTTGGTAAAAGGCAAATTAGTTGGTGTGGATTTAATACAATCAAAAGATAGAAATAAAATAAAACCCTATTGTATAGAGGTAAATGCTAATTTAGGTTTTGGTGGGTTAGAAAATACATTAAAAGGAAGCCCTACTACAACAATTCTAAAATCATTCCTAAATCGTGATAACTGGACCCTTGACAAATCTACAGAAACTTGATATAGTCATTATATGAATTTCTATACGAATGTACTTCAATGGGGAAATAATCTACTTGTCCGTGAAGTCAAAGATGGTAAACGTATCAAGTCCAAAGTAAGATATTCTCCCACACTTTTTGCTCCTGTAGAAAAACAAACTCCATATAAAAATCTTGATGGTGGTTATGTCACCAATCTGAATTTTTCTACGATGAAAGAAGCTAAAGAGTGGGTTGATACTATGAAGGCTCAGCCACATCTTGTATATGGAAATACCCAATATCCATACACTTATATTGCTGATACTTACAAGGGCAGAGTTAATTGGGGTTTAGACCAACTTCTCATAGTTACGATTGATATTGAGGTTCAATGTGAAAATGGTTTTCCTTCAGCAAAACTTGCAGAAGAAGAACTTCTATCCATAACCATCAAAAATCATCAGAGCAAACGTATTGTTGTTTGGGGTATTGGTGATTTTGAAACAGACCGTGAAGATATAACTTATATAAAATGTGAGAGTGAAGTACACCTATTAAAAGAGTTTCTTGTGTTTTGGGAAAAGTATCTTCCCGATATTGTTACAGGATGGAACTCTGAATTTTTTGATATTCCATATATTTGTAATCGTATCAAAAAGTTGTTTGGTGAGAATGAACTGAAACGTCTGTCTCCTTGGGGTGGAGTAAAGGATAGAGAAGTATATCAGATGGGCCGACATCATCAGATATATGATATACAGGGCATTGCAGCACTAGATTATTTTGATCTTTATCGCAAGTTCACATATTCTGCTCAGGAGTCATATCGGTTAGACCATATTGCATTTGTTGAATTGGGTGAGAGTAAAGAGGGTAATCCTTTTGAAACATTTCGTGAATGGTATACCAAGGACTATCAGTCTTTTATTGAGTACAATATCAATGACGTTGAGCTTGTTGATAAGTTAGAAGATAAGATGGGACTTATTGAATTATGTCTAACTATGGCCTATGATGCTAAGGTCAACTATACAGATGTACTTGGTTCAGTTCGTTATTGGGATATTCTGATATATAATTATCTGCGGGAAAAGAATATTGTTATTCCTCAAAAAATAAAGGCAGAGAAGGTAGAAAAATATGAAGGTGCTTATGTAAAAGACCCTATTGTTGGTATGCATAAATGGGTTATGAGTTTTGATTTGAATTCTCTGTATCCACATTTGATTATGCAGTATAATATTTCACCAGAGACACTTGTGCCTAGTGAAAAGAAAGAGGGGTTGGTAGATAAAATACTTGAAGGTAAAGTTAAGAATGATACCCAATATTGTATGACTCCAAATGGTGCATTTTTTAGAAAAGACAAACGAGGATTTTTGCCGGAAATAATGGAGAATATGTATAATGATCGTACAAAATATAAAAGACTTATGCTCGAAGCTAAGCAGAAGTATGAGGACACTAAAGACCCTCAACTACTCAAATACATCTCATTATATAACAATGTCCAAATGGCAAAGAAGATATCTCTCAACTCGGCGTATGGTGCTATTGGGAATAACTGGTTTCGCTATTTCGATCTTATGGTTGCTACAGCAATTACTACAAGTGGTCAGTTGGCTATACGGTGGATTGAGAAGGCTCTTAACATCTACCTTAATAAACTCTTGGATACAAAAAATGAGGACTATGTTATCGCGTCTGATACCGATTCGGTTTATATCACTTTTGACGGATTGGTTAATAGAGTGTTTAAAGAGGGAGGAACGCCTGAAAGAATTACCGATTACTTGGACAAGATTGCAAGTGAGAAGCTGGAACCTTTTATTCTCAAAAGTTATTCGGTACTTGCTAAGAGTATGAACGCCTATGAACAAAAGATGGATATGTCACGGGAAGTAATTGCTGATAAGGGAATTTGGACTGCAAAGAAAAGATATATTTTGAACGCATGGGATATTGAAGGTGTTCGTTATAAGACTCCTCAACTCAAGATTATGGGTATTGAAGCAGTCAAGTCATCCACTCCAGCTGTATGCAGACAAAAGATCAAGGACGCATTGAACATCATTATGACGGGTGATGAGAAAATGCTAAATACATTCATACAAGATTTTAGAGATGAATTTATGGAGTTGGAACCAGAAGATATTGCTTATCCTCGTTCTGTAAATGGACTTCAAAAGTTTTCATCTTCCAATGGTATGTTTGCAAAGGGGGCTCCAATTCATTGCAAAGGTGCAATTTTATATAATCATTTGGTGAAGAAGCATAAGTTGTCTAACAAGTATCCTATTATACAGGAAGGTGATAAGATAAAATTTCTGCACATGAAACAGCCCAACATTTATACATCAAGTGCATTTTCATTTCTAACTTCTATGCCAAAGGAACTTGACATTATGGATAGAATAGACTATGATGTACAATTCACTAAGAGTTTTGTTGAGCCACTAAGGTTTATAACAGAAAAGATAAGTTGGTTGATTGACGATAGTTATGGAACACAAGGTACATTAGAGGAGTTTTTTTAAAAAAGTACTTGACTTTCACCCATACGCCTGTTATTATACAAGAA